AAAAGAGGAGGGAAGAGGGAGTATGGGCTACCTCTTTAATTATGTGAATCCATCCCCAAAAATCGACAAACCTTTCTCTCTCAGTTCTGTTTCTATCTCTTTGTTGATCGTCTTCATTGCTTCCACCCCCTCCAAATAGTCCAAGGTATTTAGATTCCAATTCGCCAATACTTCTAAGCAAAAAAAAACACTTGGTTGTGCTATCGACATTGGAGCGTTTAAAAACTTATCAGCTACCTCAGCGTGTTTGTTACCATCGTATTTGAATGATAAGTATTGAGCAGGCTCATAAGTTAAGGCACAAAGTTCGTGTAGTTTATTAGGGAAATAGTCGGGTTGCTCCATTAATGTTTTAATGGTAATGTAACGAGCCACGTTAATATCGTTTACCGAGCGTGATGCCTTGTAAAAGTTACCACCTTGCCATGTAATTAACTTTGGCTGTGGTTTGTACTTAACTGACTTTAATAATCCGCAAGTAAAAGACTTAAATGATACTTTAGGCTGGATGGGTTTAGTAAGGAATGAAAGGCTTTTAACTAAGTATTTGTAATGTTTTAAATCTAAGTTCTCAACTTCGTCATAGGTTTTGCCGGTAAAGAATGAAATGATACGTGACCAGTCTATTTCGCCTTGTAGGTGAGGATAGATGGTTTGGTATTGTTCAATGGTTACTTTATTCCAATTAAAAGGTATTGTCATATACCTATTAAATACTAAAAAAGTTGATTTGTTTTAGGCAAATGAATAGCGCCCTGTGTTTTTTAAAGTCTTTAAAGCATGGTAAGCAATAGCACAACTCATAACACCGTCATCGTGAAAACCCTTTGGTGCTGAGTATTTTATGCTACGTGTCTTTTGTGAGTACTCATAAGTAAACACATCAAATTCCTTTTTAAGCCAATCTAAATCTAATATGCTAAATTCTTTGTTTTGAACTGCCACTTGTAACCCCTCGATAATATCCTGCTTACTTTTTGAGGTGGTGTAAAATGGCTCTACCCGGTTGTACCTTGCTTTTATTTGCTCATAAAGAACATCGCCAATACTGTTAACCTCAACATAGCACATAGCGTTCCACTTAGTTAAATGTGGCATTAAATCGTTTATAATGTTTGACCAAGTGTTATGCCGCCACCTATTACAATAAACGGTTTGACCTTTAGAATTAAGAACGGTTAAAACGGTGTAGTCATCTGCCCTACCTAAATCTATTCCTGCATAGTATTGCTCAGCTCCACTTGGTGAATCATTAACTACTACACCAACAAACACACCCGTGCCACCGTCTATAAACTCAGCTAAGTATTCCTGCCTAAATACATTTTCAGGAAGTGTTAGCCTAGCGTCATCTATTTCAGTTGGGTTAATTAATGGATTGTCATAAGAGGTCATTGTAAATGACTTGTAATTATCATTTACACCGTCTAAAGAATGTATTTTATAGAAATGGTTTTTACCGAAAGGAGTTGAAAGGAATAATACTTTTTGACCTCTAACTAATACGGTTGCTCTAAATACAGAAGTCCAAGCGTCTTCAGGTTGGAACGCAAACTCATCCATAATAAGAAAGTCGAATGTTTCACCCCTTGCACTATCGTAACTTTCTGCTGAATAAAAGTTTAAAGATGAATTATTATGACCTATTAGAATTAGATCGGTTTTGTTTTTATCTTTAAATACGTTTTGATTGTTTGTAAAAGCCGAATCAATATCTTTAAATACTTTTTTACATTGTTTATACACGGGACTAACCCAGCCTATTTTACAATTAGGTACGTTAAAGAACCATTGTAAGGCTTGATTGATACCAAGTAAAGATTTGCCAAACTGCCTACCAATATTAAGAGCATAGTATTTGTAATGCTCTTCATTAATACTACGGTGTATCTTCGCCTGATTCTCGTGTGGACTGTATAACTTTACTACCAAACTCTGCTTTGATTTCTATATTAGTATTCTCATTCTTAGCTTCGACCTTATCAGTCATGCCTAATTTATTCTTTGCATAGAATATACCTTTGCCCTCATTTGCAACAATATCAACGGCTAAAGAACAAAATAAATCGTCTATCTTTTTTATAGTGTTACTTTTTTGCTCACAATCGCCTTTTAACCACTCGTAATAAGTCTTCCTAGCAATTGTATCACCCAAGTTCATTGGAAGCCATATATTCAAAAAGAACGCTATTGTAGGTATATGCCTTTCCCTTTGGTTAACTATCTTTCCGCTACCTGTTGCCACTTCTTTAGAATGGTTTAAACATACCTCAACATATTTTTGAGCGTATTCTGGTAGGCTTGTTATAAATTCTTCACTCTTTGCCATTCTGTTTGGTGTTCGTAAATATCCTGCATTAGTTTAAACATACAATTATCTCGCCTAAAATATGTGAGTTTGCTACATCACAAGGTAGCGTCATTTTACTAAAGTCTATCATCTTAAAAAATTATAGTTACTAATTACTTCATCTAAGATAAGGTTTTTATTTGACTTATCCCAACAATTTAATAAAAAGTTACAGTCTGCCACCGGGTCGGTAGTAAAGCATCCAAAGCGTAAACCATCTATTAAGGTAGTTCTTATTAATCCTTGCGCTCCATCTGTATAACAATGCGTTGGTTTTTGTGCTATTCTAATAGAACCGTCTAATAGTTTTTGTTGCCCCACAATCATATCATAATCATTTTGATACTTTTTAAATATATCATAAGTGTTATGGTTAAAGGTTGTATCGTCATCTAAACCAAAAAAGAAACCATCTTCTAAATTGTCTAAGGCTTTGTTAACTTTTTTGCCCACACCGCTAAGGTCATCAATACAATCAACTGTTAAGTATGGAATATTATATGCTTGGCATTCTTTAATAAGTATCTCTCTATGTTTGGCTATAACAACAATCCAATTTATATCTTCATAGTCGGGTATTGAATCGGCTACTTTCTTAATCATTCCACTACGGAATAAAGGTGTAAATATATTTAATTTCATTTTATTAATTCTATTAGTTCGTGTACATAATCAACTTCGGTATCTTTACACGTTGTTCTGCCACCTGTATAAGTTCCATAACCGTGCATTAATACTACATCGCCTTTAGTCCAACAAGCTCTGCCAAACCAAGTATCTAAATTACCAGTTCTTTCAAAACCTAACTTTAAAAGCTCTTCTTCTGTTATCTCAATCATTCGTATATCCATTGTTGAGTTTCGGGAGTCCACATCGAATAACATGGGTGAGCAGAAATATGACCAGTAAAGTCAAAGCACTTCATGTCTTCGCCGTTAACATAACCAATCCACCCTTCAGCATCATGCCTATTAAATACTGGTGGTGCTAACATTTTACGTACGTGAGATAATGAAGTCCACCAGAATGTACCTCCAAAGAAAGGACTACCTCTATGTTCTACTGAGTGATGTGAAGGACGCATCCAATGTTGACCAACTGCATCAAAGCCCTCGTTTAATTTTTGTACTGCCGTTTGCCATTGCCCAACGTTGTAATAAGTCATTGACCTGCGCCATGATTGATTAGGTTGTTCAGGACGTGATGAGCCTTTAGAGTGAGCGTATAACACATAACCATCATTTGACTGTGCAAATTCATACATAGGTATTTGAGTAACTTGCTCCCATCCTGTATCGGATGTTGCTATCACATCAAAATTAATACGTTCATTGATTAGGTATTGAATAACGGTTGTACGGTTATGGTCCGCACCAACTATTCCAATACGGAACGCTGCTAAGTTATCAATAAGCCCCCATTTACGTAGGGCTTTAATATGTTCGCTAACTGGCTCTAACCATTGTCCGTCTGCGTATATGTGGTAATAGTGGTATAGTTTCATTTGTTGTGAAATTTGTTTTTACAATTAGCTTTATGAATAATACAAACACCGCCACTAGTTCTAGTTGTAGAATATAAAATATATTCGCAACTATCTATTTCTATTGTCATGGTTTGACTTTTCTCATAGCTAACCCTGTATTCAGATACTTGACCTCTTTCGCATGAGGTTAGAGTTATTAAAACTGCTAATACTTTAAATATACTTTTCATATAATTCTTTACGTTTATCAGTTAGCAAATTTAATGAATATTTTTTAGTATCCAAACTTAATTGTGCAGCTTTATCTTTTACAATATTAGGATTGTTTAGAATGTATTTTGACCACTCGTAAAAATTACCCCAGTTTAAATCAAAACTATTCTCTTTAGTCATTAGGTGTGAGTATGCAGGTACGTTACTACCCATAAACGCACACCCTTTAAAACCTGCCTCAATCATTTTTAACTCAGATTTACAACTATTAAACTCACCCTCTAATAAAGGCGCAACTGATATATCCATTTCATCATATACCTTTGCAAACTCATAAACAGGTAACGCTCCCACACGCCTGTATGGTTTACTAATACCACTAGGAAACTTATATTTAACTAATCGCAAACAATACTCACGCTCGACTGGCAGCATAGTTTTAAGGTTATCAGTTAACATACGTTCGTAACCAATGTAAACCGACTCTTCACTTCTAATAGCGTTCCAACCTGTTAAGATTACTTGACAGTTACGGTTAAAGTCTGCATCATATAAAGCAGTTTGCACGTCTTTATGAATAGACATAACGTCGGGTATGTGAGTTGTGCCTTGCGTAAATCCGTATCTAATTCGTTTAGAGTTGATGTGATTGTTTTGCCACGTTGGGTCTTCTGTATCAATTCCATTCTCAATAACATAAACTTCTTTATTGTGTTCTTTAATCTTAGTAGCTAATATCTCAGTTGTGCAAATAACAAAGTGAGCAGCTTTAATTGATTCAACAATTAGTTGTGGTTTATTAGTTTCTTTATAATGTTCGTATAACAAATGGTCTTCGGGTAAATCCCAATAGTCATCAAGGTCTAAACCAAAACGAATGCCTAACTTATTAAGAACTTCAATAATTCCGTTGCTATTGTCTATTTCACGACAAAATAAAACTAAGTCAATAGTTTTTAAAAAGTCATCAGGATAAATGTCATTAGGTTTAGAATGCACAATTTCAAAGTCTGGGTTTAAACGTGCTAAAACTTCATGAGGTTTATTCATGCGATAATAAGACACAGCGTTGAACTCTGGCTTGTTGTCTTTAATGTTAAAGCTGTGGATTAGTAGGATTTTCATCAAACGTATGGTGTTTTAAATTAAGTTCTTTCATTCTATGTAAACGGTATCTGTTCGCATCAATTATCAATTCGTTACCACATGATGAGCAAACGTAACCGTTATTAATTACTTTGTAAGCTGCTATTATTTCAGCCATAATACCCTCGCATCCTCTAGGGATAAATAGTTCTTTGGCGTATATTTCAAAAAACTGAGAGTGTTTAACTAACACATCCATTGCCTCGTCTCTGGTCATCTTAATCTATTAAATATTAAACAAATAGTCATTGATAGTAACGAAGTAACACCTGCTATAATTATACAAAACGGTTCGTTATAAGAGTAAATTAAAGCCATCCAAAAGGATAAACACTTTACGCAACTGAATGGGTAAAGGTTTTTAAATCCCGTTGCTATTAATATCCTTTGTGGTATTGTTGAAAGTTCAGCAAACCAAAACGCAAACAAAGCTATGTATAAATAATTAACCATTGATAATATATTTTAGTTTACTTTTTAGTATTTCTTGGTATTCCCTACAACTTTTATAAATAGCACATCTTTTTATTCCAATGTATTGCGAAAATCTACCAGCATTTTTAAATGGAATAATAGCTTCAAAGCCTGCAATGTTATTGTTAGAATGATTATAAACCCTCGCCCGGTATCTTATTTCCATTCTATCGCTGTCACTATCTTTAGCTATTATTTTCTTTGCAGCTTCAAAAACTATATCGGCTGTCGGGTCGTAGTCTTTAGATATTTGATTTATGTAGGTCCTATCAAAATCGAAAGCATCTATGTTTTGTAAAGTATTAGCGTATTCCATTAAATTAGAAGTTGATCCGTCTGTATGTTGTTTAAAAGTGTTTCTCTTTAACCAAATATTCCTAATTGTTTTAATAACAAATGGGCTTAGGTAACCGTCATTGTATGCCTTAACAAAACGATCATCTTTAGTTTCACAAATAGCTAAGATAGTTTCTTGGTATAAGTCTTCAGCTATGTGAGTACGTGGTGACGCTAATTTGTGGCAGTATTTCAAATAACTGTCGTTAGATATTATAACCTCGATTACCTTTTGGTGTGTCATCGGTTTCAAATATACTACTTTATTTTATATTGTAACAAAGTTTTAATAAATAATTCCAAGTATATTTAACATCCCCTACCCAAATATCACAGTCTTTAGTAGGTAGTGAATGTGTTTTAAGGTAGTTTTTAATGATTTGGTGTGCTAGTTGTTGGGTCATATCTAAAATGGGTCTATTTCGTTTTTACCGTTGTTTGTTATTATATCAAGTGGGCTTGTTAGAAAGTTATCATTTTGTTGAAGTTTAGTTTGCACTTGATCGGCACTTATCCAATTTGTAAAGTCTGGCATTCCTTTGTAGTATCTTGTACTGTTTGGTTCATAAGCATAAGAGCAACTTCCCTCTTCGCCCCAATGGCTAAACTTTACTTTTTGTATGTGAATATATGCTAAATTTGCCTCTTTATCTCTATAAACACAAATACCGTTATCTGCTTTATTATAAAAATTAGATGACCCATTTATATCATAAAGGGTAGGTACATCAAAATCTTTACCATTTGTTTTTTTCATCTTAGTTGGGTGAGCAACTAAAAAACAATGAACATTATTAAGTTCACAAAAAGAGGCTAACTCGTCTAAATCTTTACCTATTGCATTTGTACTTCCATCATTTTTATGCTCTAATTTATTCCAAGCATCAATAACAAAATAATCTAAACCGTGCATTAACTTAGTTCTTTTAGCATGATCTAAAATTGATTTTAATGTAAAATCTTTTTCAGGTTTAATAAACCAAATCTTTTTATCTAAATATTTTTTAACAGAGTTAACATCAAGTATTGACATTTTATCGTTACCCATCCAATTTTTACCTACTATCTTTCGTGCTATCTTACTAAAATGAAGTCTTGTTGGTTTATTCTCAGGGGAGTAAAAAGCACCCGACCAGTTGTGATGCCTTCTAAGGTGAACACAAATATTATCAACCCATTCAGATTTACCGTGTGATGGTATTCCTGTAATAATTGATAAGTAACCTTTAACAATATTTAGATTAAACCCATCAATTTTTAGACTAACGCCTTTATCCAATCCATTATAGTAGAGGTCATCAATTTCATCTGACATATCGCTAATGGTGTAAACGCCCTCTAATGGAAACGGTTTAGCCTCACTAATTGAAACAATAACAGACTGTAAATCATATTTATTTAAACAATCATTAGCATCTTTACAATCTCTAAACTCAACATATTTACATTTTTCTTTACCTATTCGATCTGCTAAATCTTCACGTAAAGAACGACCGGCAATATCATTATCTAAACAAAGGTAAACTTCAGGGCAGTTAAATATATCCTCGCTAATGTCATCAAAATATTCCATTCTATTATTACCAACACTTGCGCCATTAGGAACGCTTAAAACGTTTTTAAATGAGCATTGCGATAGTGTCATGCAATCTATCTCGCCTTCAACTATGTAAATTCTTTTAGTAAAATCTATTTTATCAAGGTTGTAAAATGTTAATTTAGCATCTTTAATAAGTTTAAATCCTTTGCTGCCAGTTCTAAATTTGGTATTTGTATATTCATTTAGCTTACTAAAATAGTTAAATTGAATGCAGTTAACCTCTTTTTTATCCTGTGGCATCCATTCTAAACCCTCGGTAATTCTAAACTCTGTTAATGTATTTTGGTTTAGTCCCCTTGATTCAAACCACTTAACAACATTTGTACTTAAATTTGTTTGATTTTTCCAAACTGGTTTAATATAGTTTTTAGTTTCAATCTTCTCTTCTTTAAGATAACCAGCCCAATTACAGTTCCAACACTTCCAACAACCTTTATCTAAATTAACTTTTAAACAAGGGTCTGTTTTCTTTTTACGGTCATGAGAACATTTAGGACAAGTTGTTGCAAACTCGCCTTTAGTTTTATTACTTGTTTTAATTCCGTATTTGCTATAATCTTCCATAGTTACATTTTACCAGCGTTCATTAAAAAATCGTGTCTATCTTGCCCTGTTTTTTGTTTATTTAAAACTAACCAATTTTTAAAATGGCTTACAAATTTAGCATAAGTTTGATAAGTTAACTCAGCTTTAGGTTTAAATAATTCAACATATTCTTTAGCTTCAATTATTGTTAATTTATTATTCATTGCTATTCTTTCTAAATCAGATCCGTTTAATAAAGATTTAAAAAATTCATTTATATTATTTTTTACATTTACATTTACAGTATCAGTTACAGTATCAGTTACAGTTACAGCGATAGATGCGATCGGGTGCGATACGGTTTTATCGCTATGCGATGCTATGCGATACTTTGATTGTTCAACAGCCTTTTGCAAACTTAACTCTTTAGAAATCACTTTGTTATATAAATCCAAATGCCATCTTTTTAAATTTCCTAACGCTCCACCATCACCTTTTTTAATTAAACTTTCCTCCCAACTTTCTAAATCTCTTTTAAGTTGTCGCTTAATTGGCTCAAAAGCAATTTCAATTAACAGGTCATCAATGATTGGATTTTGATCATTAACATACCTAAGTAAGTGTTTAAATAACAATCCAGCTTTGTCGTTTGGCATCTTTTCGATAGTGTGAATTAAATCACAATAAAGAACAAATGATTTTTTATTTTCTGCCATGTTTTAAAATGTAAAAAGCCCAAAACTTTGTGCTGGAAGACACGCAGAATTGAGCTTTTTGAGTAATATTTTATTGGTTGCTTCCAGACAACATTGCAAATATAAACAATTACTTTTGATTTTGCAAATAATTTTCATAAAATAATTCAATTTCTTTTGCAATTTTTATTGTGTCATAATAAACACACTTTAACCTTTGTTCGCTTATGTCTATTGGGATTGTTAATGGAGGTTCATTTGCTATTTTTAATTCTTTAGTTCTTTTTATAAATATAACACTTGCGGAATTAACGTGTATTTGATCTTGCTGCCTTATAGATAAAGCGTAATATGGTAATTGAACATACTCTGGTAAAGTGTATTGTATTTCTTTATTGTCTCCACCGGTTTTATAATCTATAATTTCGGTTAAATCAAAAGTACAACTATCTATTCTTCCAGAAATATAAAAATCATCAAAATCTAAAAAACACTTTTTTTCAAATAAATCTAATCTTTTAACAGTCTCTAATATGTTTTTTTCGTCTTTTGTAAATAAAGAATAATCGTTTTTTTCTATTGCATTACCAACTTTTAAACCAAACTTTATGTATTTGTTTTGAAAAAAAGGTTCTTTTAAAATATACTGTTTTGTATATTCTTTTTTGTTTTTTAAAAATAATGCTATTTGAGAATAGGTTAAAAAACTTTTTCCGTTTTTATCTTTAGTTGGTAAATTAATCATTTGATTTATCCTCCCATGCTTTAGAAAACTCTTGATCTTTAAATAAAGCAGCTAATCCAGTTACTTGTTTTAATCTCAATAATTCATCTTTATCCATTCCTATATGTCTTAATATCCAATTATCACTCATTCCACTATCAACTAATTCAGCAACTATATGGCTCATTAAATCAATTGAATGTGACCCCCTAGCTCTATTATGTCTAATAGTAGATGCCATACGATTACTTAAATCTTTTTCAATAACTACTAATGGCAAATAACCCTGCTCTCTTTCAAAAATTCTTTTACTCGTTTTAAGAGTTGTAAATCTATGATAACCATCGACAATCTCATAAACATCATCTTCAGGAATATAATAAGCTACAACTGGCATTGTATAGCCATCTTCCCAAATAGACATTTCAAGTAATTTCATTTCTGGTGGAGCTACTGCATTTGGATTGTAAGCGTTTGCCCTAATTTTATCAACGTGTATTCTTAATACATTATAAACGGGACTTTTAAATTGATTTGTTTCTGTTTCCATATTATTATTTTTTGTTTATTTTTTTTAAATCTTGTAATTTTTTAAACTTAGTCATGCTTTTTTGTTTTAATATATTTTTGTCTTGGGTTCTACCACAACTCATATAAGTTAATCCAAAATCATTTTTCATTATTGTTATACATACAGCCTTCCAATTTGGGCAATGCCTAAAAGGTGTTGAATTTTCTATATTTATTTCATCTACCCAATCCCCTTTTATTTTTATAATTTCATATATATCTTTTTTCTTACATAGTTTACTTATATTTCCAGTTCTCTCTATTTCAACTCCTGCATTTTCAATTTGCTTTATTACTCTTGGATTTCTACCGTATCCTTTATTTTTCCAAACATCTGCAAATCTTTTTAAATGGTAATTAAATTTTTTTTTTGTATCTTCTGGCAAAGTGTCTAGTAAAAATTCAGCATATTGTTTCCATGTAAAGTGATTAGGTTTAGTTATTTTTTTCCAACCCATTGCAGAAGTGCCTCCATATATTCCGCCAAAATTACACCCGTTAACTCTACCAACCATTTTACCCCAATTGTTTGGATCTATTACTTTATATAATTTTAAATTTTCCTGACCAGATAAATGGAATGGACTAGCTACCCTCATTTGGTCTATTGTTAAACCAGCTTGATAATATAAATCGTATATCTTATTATAATCAAATTCAAATTTACTATTACATCTCCATATATCTTCAGTTTGCCAATCGTAAATAGGGTAAAAATTTATAGTATTTTTATCTACTATTTTAGAATAATTTAATCCTTTGTGCATATGTTTTCTATGCTGCGATGTAAATATTCCACGCCTTGTTAAACTTTCTTCTGCTCTAATACCTATTAAAACCGCAGTTTTACCAAAGGTATCTCCATACCAAGTACTAAATTGAATACGCGCATCAAAACCCTTTGTGCCTTTTATAAATTCATAAGGGCAATTATCTTCATTTATTACATAATCATAGTTTGGCATATCTCTTACCCAAATATCTTTTTTATCTTTATCCCAAGGTATCCAACGTGGTTCATACATTGAAACTGAACAAGCGGCAGATATTGGTAAGCATAGCCAATACCTAGCCTTAACATCATTTAATTCAGAAAAAACCCTATCAGCATATTCGTCTGTGTGTCTATAACCAGCTTCATAATCTTCATAATAAAATGATAGCTTATGTAAAAGATTATTTTCTTTTGCGTATTTATATGTTAATGATAACATTACACCGCTATCTTTACCGCAAGAAAATGCAACTAAAACGTTTTCAAAATCTCTAAAAATTATTTCTAATCTTTTGTTTGTAGCTTCTAATACATTCATAAATTTAATTTTAATTGTTTGTTTTTAATATATCTTTGTTCTATTTCTATTCTTTTTAATTCACTATACACTAATGTTTTTTTTCTTGAAAATCCAAGTGTTTCTAAATTATTTTCGTTTTTCATTAATGCAATACATATTTTTCTATAAGATGGAACTATGTTTAATTTTTCTAACTCAATAGGAGCTTCATCTGGTATTCCATATTTATATCCTTTTCTTTCCCAATCTTTAATGTATTTTTTAACTTTTGATTTTGTTCCCATTCTTTGATTATTTTATAAGCTATTTTATCTGCTATATTTCTATTTATTATATCTATTTTATTCCAAGCGTTCATTGTAATATAAAAAGGAACTTTAGCATAAATACAACAAGCGGCTTGACCAATATATGCTATTTTATTTAAACTCATATTTGTTAAATTATGCTCACAAGAATAAACCCATTCATTAATAACTTTTCTCATATAAATTTCAGTTAAATTTGAGTCTGTAAATAATTCAATAACTTTTGAAATTAAATAATTTTTATTTTTAGTATTTGTTGTGCTATAAAATCCACAATTAAAATCCTCCCATTTTTTATAATTGTGGTATATTCTTTCCATAGTTTTATAAATTAAAAAACCCTACACCCCTCGAGTGTGCGCTCTCAGGGAATAGGGTTAATATCTTAGTTAATTTAGATGGTTCGCACAAACCTTAACTTTGACAAAAGTATAAATTTAATTCTAAATTGACACTATCTCAAATGAAATAAATTCATTATTTTTCTTAACTATCTGTTTTTCAATATGTAAAACTTCAATATGCTTATCATTTATGCCATATTTCTTTTGTAAAATATCTAAAAATGGCTTTAAAATGTTATCAATATCACTTGCTTTATTGCTAAATCCTACTATTAAATTAAGCCTGTAAGGTGGCTCAACTATCTTAATCTTTGGCAGGAGTAGTAAAACATCATGCTCATATTGTTTATATAAATTTGTCTTAAATCTTTTCCCTTGCCATGCTTGGTTAACTGACAATGGTTTTATATTTATTTTATGCATAATGTAAAAGTAAACAAAAAATGTTATATTTACACAAATTATAACTTATGGCTTTAAACGGTGAAATTGTAAAAAAGTATTTAAAGAAGTTCCCTAATACTCCAAACCTTACTCTTGCTAAGAAAATCTACAAAGAAAATTCCAAACTGTTCACAAACGTTGATTCAGTAAGAAGTCTTATTAGAAGTTATTTAGGGCAAGCTGGTCAAAAAAATAGAAAACTAATGAAGGATAAAACTATTTATGTAGCACCAAAGCCGCTTAATCCTTTTAATTTGCCAGAAAGTTACTCGAATGATTTTAGTACATACGAAATAAAACAAACCTCAACTTTAGTTATTAGTGATTTACATTTTCCATACCAAAACAATAAAGCTATCGAAACGGCATTACAATATGGTTTAGACAATAAAGTAACCTGCATCCTAATAAATGGAGATCTTATTGACTTTGCAAACATAAGCCGGCACGAAAAGGATTTTAGACACCGTTCTATTAATGATGAATTTATTGCAGTAAGGCAATTTTTACAAAGTCTAAGAGATAATTTTCCAAACGCTAAGATAGTTTATAAGCATGGTAACCATGACGAACGTTGGGAAAAATGGTTATATGTTAAAGCACCTGAGATATTTGATGTTGCCGATTTTCAATTAGAAATACTTTTAAAATTAGGTGAGTTAAAGATTGAAACGGTAAAAGATAAACGCCCAATATCAATCGGTAAATTAACTGTTTTACATGGTCATGAATTGTTTGGAATGGGTGGTGTTAATCCTGCCAGAGCAACTTTTACTAAAACAATGGAAGACACTTTAGTTGGTCACTATCATAGGACAAGTTCACATTCTGAGCCAACAATGAACAATAGATTAATATCTGTTCACTCTCAGGGCTGCTTATGTGATATGAATCCAATGTTCGCTCCCATAAACAAATGGAACTTAGGTTTTAGCCACGTTACTTTAAACCTTAAAAGTGATGAATATTTTATTAAGAACTTAAAAATAGTTAACAATAAAATCTATTAACATGGATAGTCTACAATGGTTCTCAATATCGATAATTCACCCTATAAACTCAGCTTTTAATACGGATGAGGAAATAGACGAGTTAGATAAAATAAGGCTTTTAAATGAAGGTTTATTAGATGACTATGAAACTACAATAGGCTACTTTTGTTTATCTCGAAATACAATTACGCAATTAAACCCAAAGGTATTTATTCCTAAAGGTAAAACTAATAAGAAATATTACACCGAGATAGTCTTTGAGAATGGGGATTTGGTTTATTCACCCGGCAGACCAGAGGTAATTTATTCAAAGTTAAATGAATATTATGAAAGTCTGCCTATTCCAGATGTTGATAATGAGCCACAAATATAGGGTTATTGTGGATAATAATCAACTATTCTTTTAGACCCTGAGCGATACGAAACAGTATAAGATAGCCTATTAAGTCTTTTAGATTATCTTCGTCAAAGCCTTTTAAACCTGCGCTTTTGATACGATTAATTTTATCGTTTGCTCTGGCTGCTATTCCAAATTCAATCATATCTTTTTTAGTTAGTTCCATTGATGGCTTAATAATCCAATCAGGATTAAAAATTGATCCTGCGTAACTGTTATTCTTTTGAATAGCTAAATCGCTAAGGCTTTGATATTCCTTAGCTATTAGTTTGTTTATTTCGTCTGTGGTCATAGGTTTTAAATTTCTTGTTTAATCAATGCACTCGCAGGATGGAGTATGCCAATCTTCAATATCCCAATCTATTTTTAATTGTGATCTATCTGCTTGTATTAACGAAGTCCATGTTTTATTTCTGCCTAACCCTTTTATCTCCATTAACTTTGTAGCGTTTTTCTCCATTGCCATTGCTCTTTCTTTCAATTCATCATCTAAAGCAAGTATTTCATGTTTCTTCATATTTGGGCAAAAAAAACAAGAACTTTTACCGGGCATACTTAAACCAGATTTTAAAATTATTTCAATACATTTTTCCCTATTCCATCCCCATTCTATTAAAGGAAAATAGTTTTCAAAATTTTCATTTGGATTAGCCTTAACTCTTCTTTCTTCTCCAGCATCAAACCCAACCCACATTTGTAGTTTTTCGTTTGGATATTTAGCTTTAAGATATTTTTCTACGGGTGAAATTTTAAATTTTTGGCTACACGTTTTCCAACCAAAAGCAATCGGAGGTACTGTATTATTATTTAAACAATCCTGTTCAAGTGTAAGTTCTTCACCATTTTTTGTTTTATACTTTAATGTTTTGATAGTTGGAAAATTCTTTTCAGATAGCCAAATATTTACCTCTTCAATAATTTTATAAGTTTTAGGTTGTTCTCCGCCCGTATCACTAAATAAAATTTCATCTGGTATTATCTGATTTTTAACCATGTTTATTAAAACAGCTAATGAGTTTGTGCCTCCTCCATATAATTGTATAATCTTCATTCCTTCACTTTTTTACTATCCCTTATAAGAGATATGGTTAAACATATTGGCTTTAGTTTTTTGCCTTTATAAATGACCGTGCTATCATTTAGCACGATCATGTTTGGTAGGATTGGTTTTTCCATTACTTAATTTGTAGGTTATAGTTAGTAATTAACACAGCACCTCTAACTGGTATCTCTGCCTTAATAGCATCTTTAATCGCTATTTTATCGGCTGCCTTAGTTATAGTTGTTTTAACAAAATCTGCATCTAACAAGTCAATATCAGTAACTTCAATAGATTCTGATTTTCTAAAGTTAATCTTTAACAACGGTGTTTTTAATTCCGTTACATCAAACATTTGCATGGCTTGTGTGAGGTTATTTTTAAGTCTATCGATACTATTAACTAAAGGTTTTTTTAATGCCTGTAATCGCTTTATTTCTAAATCAATTAGATCTATATTGCCCTCTAATTCTTTTACAATAAAGCCATAACAAACGCCTTTATTTTGTAATTGTTCTTTAGAAATAGAGAGGGCAGTTTCCTGCTCCTCTGTTATTTCGCCACCTGCATCTATTATAGATTGTACAATGTTTAAATATTCCTGTTCGATTTGGTATAATGCTACTTTCATAATTAATTATTTTTTAATGCTAAATCAATAGCGGTTTGAAATTCTTTTGAGATTGTATATTTTGGTAACGCTTCAATTACCTTGTCTTTATTACCACTTGTAATAGTGTTAATTATAGCTTCAAATTGTTGAGCGTTTAAAGTTGGTTTAACTGGTGCAGGTTTTTGACTATCCGCATCCGCTTCTGTTTCATCAATTAAAAATAAACCATTTAAAGCATATTTTCTAGCATAGCTTGATGCAGTTCCGGTTGCTTGTTCTGGTGACATTCCTTTATGTTCTGCTAATTCTGCAAAGCCACAAGTCCAATTATGATCTTGTCCAATATGAATAGATGCAGTTGCTTTAACAAATAGTTTAGTGCCAACTAATACAACTTCATCAGTTAAGCTAAATGTAGCGTTATACTTGTTTAGGATTGGTTTTACGGCTTCTAAAATATCTTCACAACTTCTGTATTTGTATTTACCAAAGCTGTTAAAGTTACCTTTAGGAACTTTTAATTCTGTTTGAATTTTTACTAAGTCTTTCATTATTTCGCTGAGTTAATTAAGGTTAGTAATTCATTAAATTTATTATTAAATTCTTCTTCTGTAATAACAATTCTATCATCATAAAATGCTGATGTTATTGTGTACTTTGTAGTTTCAATACAATAATCGTTTGAGCAATGAGTTAATTTTACCATGTAGTTTTCGCTTAATACTTTGTAATAAAATAAGTCTAAAGGTGCTTTAGAGTAATAAGGAAGTGTTAACTCAATTTCCCTTGTTGTTTCTGTTTTTTCTGTTAATGTAATTTTCATAAGATTGTTTTTAAAAAGAAACCCCCTATTAAGTAAGCTCACCGCCAAGTAAAGCTCACAAAATAGAGGGTTATGTTTTGAATTATTTTTCATCTTGGCGGTGATTAGGTTACAAATGTAAGTATTATTTATTTAACCTACAAATTTATTTTGCTAAAAAGGAAGCGGATCACTATCATTACTACCTACAAAGTTATGATTTTCAGCCTGTACGTTTGGAGCTGGTTTAGTAAATTGACTAACACCTTTTATAGCCCAAGCCTCAATACTATTAAAATACTGAGTTCCTTTAGTTGGGTTTTGATATTCCCTGCCTCGCAAATTTATGCTAACTGTAACCTCATCACCACTTGAATAGCTATTTAATAAGTCACATTTTGCATTAGTAACTTGAATTAATAGATGGTTTGGGTACGGCGTACTTCCGTCTGTCGTTAGTACAAATTCACGCTTTTTAAACTTTTCGCTAATTGTTTGGGTTGCGAATACCTCTTTGATTGTGCCTGTGATTTCCATGTTTGTTTTATTTTATGTTTTGATTTGAATTTATAAATTTAGTTATTTCTCTTGACTTTTCAAAGAACACACATTTATCTGTGTATAAGTCTATGTTGTTAATTACTCGGTAGTCTAGGTTGTTTCTATGAGCTATTAAAGTTTCTATTTGCGAACGATCTAATTTAATAACCATATCCGATTTAGTCATAAAATTATCCTTTTCAATCTCCCTAGTTTGACGTTCTTTAATTAAAGGCTGTACTCCCTCAATTAAAGTAACCATTGCACCATCGCCTACTTTTTTAATCTTAAATTTAACGTTGTATTTTTCCGAGTAATGGTTTGAACTTACTCTGATGTTTTGGCAAACGCCACGTATAAATGTAGCCCTATTAAGTTCTAATTTATCAAAGTTATATTTAGTGTATAGTCTCATTTGTTTTTATTTTTAGTCCATTCATCATATTCATTATCTTTAATCTCTTCCTT